TTGGTCGAAGGTTCGAATCCTTCACGACCCACCAATTTAACAATATATCCCTTCAAAGGGTCGTTAGCTCAGTCGGTAGAGCAGCGGACTTTTAATCCGTTGGTCGAAGGTTCGAATCCTTCACGACCCACCAATTTAAAGCTGTGTTTCCCAAATGGGTCGTTAGCTTAGTCTGGTAGAGCAGTGGACTCTTAATCCATTGGTCATAGGTTCGAATCCTATACGACCCACCAATAAAACCCTTTATATATCATACAATTAAAAACACTTAGGCAATTTTTAAATGTGACATATTTTGAGCGTGTGTCGTAAATGTGACGTGATTTGCGAAATCTAAAATATGATCCGCGTTTAAATGTGCGTATTTTTTTACCATCTCAAGTGTCTCCCAACCACCCATCTCTTTTAATGTAAAGAGAGGTGTTCCGGCTTGGACGTGCCAGCTCGCCCACGTGTGCCGTAAATCGTGGAAGTGCAGAGTAGGCTTACCGATACTAATTGCCGCTTGCTTAAAATCGCGTCTGTCGATATAGTTTATCGGTGCTTTTGTTGATGTGCGGACAAATACCCTCTCTTTGTGTTCCGCCTTAGCCCTCAGCACTTTTAGCAAAATAATAGCTTCGTGATTAAGTGGCAATGAGCGAGCCTTGCCGGATTTCGCTTTGTCGCTTGTTACGATGGCTATTTTTTTGTCAAAGTCTATTTTGTCCCATGTCATAGATAATATCTCACCCATACGCGCACCGGTAAGTAATGCAAATGAGCAAATATTTTTCATCCACTCAAGACTTAGATTTTGGATAAGTGCTTCTGCATCATCTTTTGTTATCCAACTCACCCGCACTTTTGGCTCTTGATCCTTACCTAAAAACGGCATTTGATCTATCCAGCCTGATTTAAACGCTAAAGATAAAATGCGCTTTATTGATGATCTGTACCGGTTACGCGTCGCTGGACTAAGTGTCTTGCCTGTGTTTTTATTTATGACCGGGATTGATTTTACTAATTCGTCGCTTGTTAAAGATCGGAGTGTGCGCCCGGCAAAATACTCTCTAAAGTGTGCCGCGTGGATTTTTTTATAAGCCTCTCCACGTCGTCCCTTACAATCATCTAAAAACATTATTAATGCTTCTTCAAAAATATGATCGGGTTCTTTTTTAAGTATTTCCGCGTCCCATAACTCAGCTTTTAAGCGGTCGTGGAACTCTTGCGCTTTTTTCTTTACGTCCGTTTGAGTCGAACGTCTAATTCTGCTGCCAGTTGGCGTTGTAATATCAACGTAGTAGCAGCCTTTCCGTTTGTAGAGTGACATAAATTACCTCTTTTGTTGCTCACAAACAGAGTTGATTCGCGTGGATTATTACCCTGTTTTTTGATTTTATCAAGATTAGATCGATGAACGCGCCAAACTCGAGAGCCGGGCATTTGGAAAAATCCCCACTCAATTAAATGATTTCTGATTGCACTTTCGCTCATGTTTAAATACTTGGCCGCTTGTTTTATTGTTAGTGTTTCGCCCATTTAGCCTCCAAATAAAAATACACCATTAGGAGACTTGGTGACTTGGTGCATTAAATAATCTGCGTAAAGATTGTTCTCGCATGGGGTGATAACCGTCCTACGCTTACTTTTTTCAAGTCGCATTTGGATTTCTCTGAGCGGCAATAAATTCCATTCGTCCCCCCTGGATTCCGCCTCTTTTACGCATTCGCTTATATACCAGTAATCCCATTTCCAACGGGTCACTGGCGTCCCCATATTTGATTTTGGCGTTGGAGAAGTGACTCTACCAGTAGCTGTTGTAAAGCAAGCATTACAAATTGCCGGAAGCAATTTACTGTGATCGTAGTCTAGTATTTCCGGCTGTTTCTTTTTTCTCATAACTCATCACCCAACATATACGCTAGCGAATTTGGATCTACCTGAAACTGATAGAAAAACTTATTCGAATTTGCTTCTTTTGAAGTGGATATTTGGGTTTGTCCTTTACTTTGCGGTAACGCCTCTTTTGGGATTAGGATTAAATCAAAAGGACCGTTGGCGCGTTTTTGTTTATCATGACAAAGGAAAAGGCAGTAAAAATCTGCTCTCTCGTCATCATATTTCGGGTATTTGAAATCAAAGAATGATTGTCCGCTATCTCTTCTGGTGATTGCTGTTATTTCTTTTACATCAACGGTTTTTTCATTCACGATAAAATCAAAAATAGGATTGCATTCGCGATAATCCTCGTTCATATCCACTGCGCCGGGAACGAGTTGCTTAAATTTCATTTCCCCCGTTGTTCCCGAGTTAGATCGGGTTATATATCGGCTTTCGCGGTATTCGTGCCAGCGTGGAGAGTAGCCCAATTTTTCAACCGTTTTGGCAACAACCCAGACGGTTAAGCCAAGATCCTCACACATATACTGCAAATTTCCATTAAAGCGAAAATACGCATCCATAACGCGATATTCGGTGCTTTCTGTTTGTTTGATAAATGAGTGTTTTTTGAGGCACAGATACACAACGCCAGCTGTGATTTTGGGCTTTACCGCGTATTGATGAAAAGGGAAGTCATTGATTGACTTGTAGTCTTTGTAATTCGACTTCGCCCAGTCTAAGATAATTCGTTCTCGTGGATCATTTTCCGAAAAACCGCCGATATTATTTACGTTTTTTACGGCTTTAGCGGATGCCAATACTTCCCTTATCGGCATAGTCGGCACATTTGCTTGTCGCTCGTGATATTCGTTAAGATTCTCGCGCATTTTCCCTAAACGATTGCTGGTTTTTTTTATTTCCTGCTTTAACACGTTCGCAATAACGCGTTCCGTTTTTACCTCGGATATTTGATTAATTTGCATTTTTTACCCCCATACCTAAACGCCGTAATGGCTCTGCCTGTAATAATCGATCAACTTTATTTGAGCCGTACTCCATTCTTAATTCTTCTGCTCTCAACGATATTTCCGCACCTCTTAAAATGGTGTCACTAATCTTTGTAATGGCTTGCGCCTTTTGGACTTCTTTTTCCACATCCTCAGCTTTTAAAGCGGGATCATTAAGACGCTCAAGCGCGTCAAAAAGATAATCTGATAAGTTTTTTTGACTCATTTTGCACCTACTTTGCTACACACTGCGTAATATTTTGCTGTGTCAAATAGCACAGATACTCAGCGTTTGGCATAAACAAAATACCTTGGATTTTGTCTGTGTTGTAAATTAAATAAGTAAGCATATTTACTCCAATAAAAAACCGCCCTTTCGGACGGCTTGAATTAATCATCTAAAGCATTTTTCATGGCATCTAGCCATGCTTGGGCGTCAGATTTGGTGCGAAAATAATTGCCATCGCCGGTTAAAGCGTGGTTAGATTTAATTTTGTGAGACACTTGTAAATCAGCACCTACCTTATCAATAAACCAAAATTTATCATTAGGTTTAGGCTTAAACGGCTTAGGTAGCGTAACGGTGATTGTGTTGGATTTTGGCGCTAGGACATCCAGGTATATTCCAGGGCACCCAAAGTCTTCGCTCCACGCAACATAAGAATCACTTTTCTCACTACCCAATAAGTAACTACCATCTTTAGCTTTGCCGATGATGATATATACATCTCGCCCGTCAAGACTAACTTTTAAATCTTCCTGATACGCCTTTTCCAGCACCTGTTCGGATGTTAATTCTGGCTCTTCATACATGCCGACAATCTGATAATCATAGAATGAGAGATTATTTCCATCCTCGCTCCAGCGTGTCAGTAAATAATTGCTTTTGTTAAACATGATTATCCCGACAAGAGGAGCATCATCATCAACACCAAACTCTCTAACATCTTTAAAAATATGGATGATATACCCATTTTTACTTACGCACGGTTTGCCCGCTAAGGCTTCCTTTAAATCAAACGGTTTCATAAATTCTCCTTAAAACAAAAGACGCTCACTTGGAGCGTCTTTGGGGTTGGTTAAATACTGCTGTGTTACTTGGTAAATATCCTTAATTAATTCAAGCGGGATATTTGACCGCTCGTTATAGCTTTTCGCAAAATCTCCCCATTGTTGCAATGCTTTTGATTGTCGATCGTGCTTTAAATGTAGATTGATATTGCTTTTAAATCTAGTTGGCTTTTTGAGTGGATAACCGTAACAGTTGTAGTGGGCTAAATTATCAAACGGTATTGCAAAGCTCAAAATGTCGCTAATGTAATGCCAAATACGACTACTGGCCGGATTTTCGATTACATAGACTTTTGGCTTGTACCGCTTAATGATCTCGATTGTATTGTATATACACAACTCACCATTAACCCGATTAAAAAACGAGCGGTCATACTTAAACTGGACGTGTGGTAAATCATAGTCTTTGCGGCTCCGCACGGTAAATTTAGACAATTCACGGTTTACGGCGCCCGTTTCCTGTTTCCAACTTGCATTACCACCCCACATAGCACTAGCAACAGACCAACTTTCACACGGCGGACTGGCAATAATTAAATCTGGTCGTGGTAACTTATCAAGTGTATCAAACAGGATATTATTACCAAACATCCTAGAATAATCAGCCAAATTCAGGTTGATAAAATGGTCGTTTTTATTTTCGATGTCGATGCCAACGGGATATATATCTATTGCATTGCATTGCATTGCATTGCAGCTTGAGTATAGCACCCATTACCGCTATCAAATAAAGCCCAAACAACCATTAATCGCTCCGTTTTTTGTAATTCACCACCGGCAACACATTAACCAGTGGTCGAGGTGAGTTGTAATCTTGCGGTGCATTAAATTGACTTTTAGCCCACTCAACAAAATTATTTACGTAGTTATTAACTACCGCAGGATAGTTTGCTGATTCCGCTGTCCGGATAATGTCATTTCGCAACTCAGAGCCAAACATAAGCCAACTGTATTTAGCGTCATCTAACGCACGTGTAACAGACGATGGGTCACCGCTATTCATCCGCACATAAAAATAACACCCAAAAATATCTACAAATCTTGAGTAGGGGATATTTATATTGATTTCACTCATTATCAACCTCCACAAACTCCCCGTAGCTATCTAGCGTGTACCATGTGTCGGCTTTAATATTGTTTTCACCAACTTTTGATGCCTTAATATGGATTAAATCTCCATCATCATTGCGATACACACAAACAATCGCGCCATCGATACCAGCCTTAGCTTTAGATTGCCAACCAAGCGCAACAGCTATAGATTGTTTGCCGGATACTTCCGCAGCGGAATAATCGCCCGTGTTGGTCGCAGCGGACTGAAAGCCCGTGTTGGTCGCAGCGGAATAATCGCCCGTGTTGGTCGCAGCGGTCCACTGGCCCGTGTCGCTCGCAGCGGCCGATTCGCCCGTGTTGGTCGCAGCGGAATGATCGCCCGTGTTGGTCGCAGCGGACTGAAAGCCCGTGTTGGTCGCAGCGGACTGAAAGCCCGTGTTGGATACCTTGGCGGCATTCCAATCAACTTTACCTTTTATCCATTCAACGGCTTTTTTTACCATTTCCGGCAAGTTAATTTCGGTTTCGATTGTGATTTTTGCTGACGCAATTTTGCTATCATCACCATCTTTCGAAATTTTCCCACTTGCTTTAACTACAGCGAACTTACTTTCACATGGAGCATAGTAGCCAAAAACATCAAGTGGATATTCGCAAGAATGAAATCCACTCTCACAAGCCTTAACATCACCTTTATGCTCATACATTTTACCCATCTCATACTGATAACCGCGGCAAGTCCAATCTTGGTTAAATCCTTTATAGGCAATAATTTCTTTGTTTTCTTCACTCATTTTTATCTCTCTATTTTGGATAATAAAAAGCCCTCGTAGTGAGGGCCGTTGTTGGTGTTTAAGGATTGCGATGTTTAATAGTCATCTTCGTGATAATTTGTCTCAACGACAAATCCATCTTCATCTATCAACTGATAACCAATTTCTTCGCCGTCACCGCCATAAATAGGCTTTCTGTATAACTCACCTGACATATTTAACTCCTTAACTCAGAAAGGGATGTCATCGTTAAAATCATCCACACTTTCCGCCTGTTGTTTTGGCTTACCGCTGGTGGACGGTCTATCTTGATTATCACCGCTTTGCCGGCTGTCTAACATTTGTAAAACATCGCCTTGGATTTCTGTGGTGTAGCGGTCTTGCCCGTTTTGGTCTTGCCATTTGCGGGTTTTTAAACGCCCTTCAACATAGACTTTAGAGCCTTTGCGCAGGTATTCGCCTGCAACTTCTGCCTGACGGCGATAGAACACAATAGAGTGCCACTCTGTTTGTGTTTTGCGTTCGCCGGTGTTTTTATCCGTCCAACTCTCACTTGTGGCCACACTGATTTTTGTCACCATATCGCCGTTTGGCATTGTGCGGATTTCAGGGTCATTACCCAAGTTGCCGACAATAATTACTTTGTTTATTCCTGCCATGTTTATCACCTTTGGGTTTATTTATTATTATCTGTTTCTGTTTTATCGACTAAAGCATTTAAATCATTTGCCTTGTAATCAACATCGAACCAGTCTTCAATATTACTCATGCCATCTTTTAAAGATTGTGAAATCTTTCTTAGCTGGACGATTTGAGCTGGTCTTAATGATTCAAAGCGGCACTGATAACGTTTTGCGATCATGTCGGTTGTTACCCCGAAATGTTCGCTAAAATAATCAGCCATCTTCTTCAACCCCTCTTGTGAGGTGTCTGCATTTGCCGTTAATGTCACCGAACACTGCTCAACAGCCGCTTCGATTACGTCACCAGGGATTACACCTAAAATACAGGCTCTTAATCGGCGCGCGCCGTTATTTGCTACAAGCTCGTAAATGTCGCGCGGGTCCGTTAAAATGGTTTTGCCTTTTTTTGAATAACGCACATGCGGCACCTGAAACACTTTTACTTGCCGTGTGTTGGTCTGAATATCCCAAGCAAAAGCTTCTACAGTGCTTTCGCCGTTTGCTTGGCTTAACTCACGGATGCCATATTGGATATTTCCCCATTCTTGGGCGATAGTTTCGGCAAGGCGAATAGACGGACCTTCTACATTTTGCCCGCCGCGCGGGTACGAATAGACCGCACTTTGCGCCAAGGTTGGTCGAGTACAGGATTTAATGATTCTATCCATTGCATCGATCGGATCGCGCGGGAAACGTTTAGCAATAACCATCATTGCCTGTACTTCCTGACTTTCACGCGCCGATTGAGATTCAACCATTGCTGTGTTTTTTTCTTTTTGCGGTTCAGGCGCAAAAATATTAGCGACTGTTGTCATTTTTTTATCTCCTAAGATTTAAACGCCCAACTCGGTAGGCTAAGTGTTTCGATTTTTGAACTAAAAGCGTGCCAAGCGTTTTCTTCTAGCGCCTGTTTATATATCAAAAGATTTTCTTTAAACCGCATTTCACCTTCCACTTTTGCCAAGTCATCAAGCGTGTAAACGCCGACAGCGTAGGGTGGTTTTTTCTCAACGGCCACAAACACAAACCCTCTCGGAAGTTCGCCGAATGCGTGCTTGTATCCATGGCAGTAATACGCGTCCTGAACGTGATAGCGGAAGTTTGCAACGGATTTCGCAAATCCTTTAGGGCTTGCGTCGGTGGTTGTTTTTAAATCCACAATCACATTGTTTACGTTGATAAAGTCGGGACGGCATCGACACTCAACGCCTATTTCATCTTGCCAAAAGATAGAAGTTTCAGGCTTACCGTTTGATAACAGTCTTCCTGCCGCATGGTGGGCGAGTACACTTTCTTTCATGGCATTGATTTGGTTAAATTCTTCCTCGGTCAGAATCTCTTTTCCCGATTCCTCCGCTTGCTGCTTCCATTCTTTACCTGCTTTGGTCGAAAAGTTCATTTCGGCAGGCTTTATAATGTAGAGTTCGTTAAACGTCTCGGGGAGTAAAACCAAATCATGAAATGCCGAACCAATCACCATTTCTTTTGTTTTTTCCCGCTCTGCGTAGAAAAAATGGGCCGGACTTTTTTCTATTAAATCCAGCCCGGATTTACTAATTGCCGAATGTGCGTGATAGTCGGCATTCGACATATTTTCAATTACCGTTGCCATATTTGCCCTTTAGATTTCGTTTGGCCACAATTGCGATCGCGTTGTTGCGGAGGCCTGCTAACTTATCCCATGCCCCAGCGCCAATTGCTAACCACTGAATATTTAAATCATCATCACTTAATGCGATTGCGTCATTGATTGCGTCGATTACTGATTCATCGCCATTTTTTGCGGCCGTGTCGATTCGGGATTTTTCCGCTTCAAGCTGTGCGTCATATCGCTCCGCCGCGTCAATTTGTGCGTGATACTCTGCCTCTAGCCGATTTTCCCACGCTGTTTGTAATCCGCTCATAGCTGCCTGATACCCTCAAAATAATAAATCCTATGCTTAGACCGCTTCGATAAATCAAGTCCCTGGACGGTTTTAACTGTCTCTTTGCGCCGTATCACCCCAACCTCGCACAAGCTCTCATCACAGTGATTATTACTCGTCCAAAGTCGCTTAATCTTGCCGCGCTCGTGTGGTTGGATTTTGTAATAACGCGTTAAGTCTTTACTTGCCATTGCGCAAACCCTGTAATCTCGCTGTTTCTTGCTCTAGATATAATTGCGCTTCCGCGTTTAGGTTAGGCTGTGCGTCGCCAAATTCCGCAATCCATTCTGCTTTTTGCTCCCACTCGGCGGAGATTTGCTCGCTTGCTGCGTGGTCGTTGTAATCTGTGTAAGTTACTGTGTTACGCTCCGGTAATGTCATTAATGCGACTGCTTGCATCATCATTAATCCTGAGATAATCGCAATAAGTGCGGTAGTAATTGTATTTTTCATTTTTTACCCCTCAATTAACACATTTGTATCAACTTTCACACGCTCACCGTAACGAGCTTTTAGCAATCGCTCGATATGGGCTACTGTACTATTAACCCAATCCCACCCAACGAGCTCAATATCATCCCACCCACTGGATGACTGTTTTGTCGAGTTGTTGTAAGCACCACCAACATCATTGGTCGCATTAATTGTTTTTATTAGGTGGTATTTGCCATCAATGCACTTAATGGCAAAATTAACGTTAGCGCTTGTAATCATGTTTCTGCTCCTTAGGTTATTGATTCCTTGGTAAAAAAATGCCCTCACAAGGAGGGCTAATAACCATAAGGAACCAAATTATGAAAAAGGCATAAGTTTTAAGCCCTCATGCTCGGCTTGTTTGGTGACCCTCGCGCCCGCAAGTAGTTAGCTCATCTCCACTTGGCGATTATGGGCGTAAGGGTCATAATTGATTGGCTCTCGGAGGGACTCGAACCCTCTATGGTTTACTTTAAAACACACTACTTTTTTAATTAACAAATAAGCCGTTTCCGGCACCTATCTAGTTCCCCATTGTCACTAGCAACCACAAGAGCCGTTGAATAAGTGCCTTTCTTTATGCTTGTAAGGCTCAAGCCCTTATTGTCTCTCACAACACTAAGGAATATACTTTAATCTCTCACAACACACTAAGGATTAAGTTATGGCAAACCTCATTATTACTTATGATTTAAGAAATCAACGCGACTACAAAACATTAATTGATGCAATTAAATCCTACGGAACTTATGCGAAGCTATTTGAATCAGTCTGGTATATTCGTTCAAGAACACATACGGCCGAGCAATGTCGGGATTATTTGCTTCAATTTATAGATAATGATGATCGTCTTGGTGTATTTGATTGTTCGAATAATGACTTTGCAACTATGAGAGCGTTAAATAAAATTAGTGACCTATGGTCTAACTAACATGTAAACTTCACCTGTTTTATTATCAATTAGCTTTTCTTTGATTTGAGCGTCACTAAATCGATTGATATAAGAAATTGCTTGGCATGCTCGCTCCTCTAAGCCAGAATGATAAGCACCGTTTTCAATCGCTTTCAAAATACAAGCGCGAATATGTTCTTTTTGAATTTCAGTTATGGTGTTGCTGGTAACACTACCAGCCTCTGAATAGCGTTTTTCTTCCATTTTTAACCTCGTTTGTTTTATGTTTGCCATTTCAAAGCGCACTCTGTCTTGCATTTGTGTTTCTGCGCGCTTGGATTCACTCTCTGCTGAATACGCTTTGAATTGGTGCCGCGGGAGAGATTCGAACTCAACTATCATCCGGTTATGAGCCGGTTGCTTTTACCTATTAAGCTACCGCGGCAGTTTACCGTCTCTCCGATATGTCACGCCTAAGCCGCGTTTGCTCTCGCTCAATATTTCCGATTCACTGCCGGAGGCATATTTAAGCTAAACACACTAACCGATTCGGGCTTTCTTCCGTTTTGTTGCAGTGTCGGGTCTATCTGCCGTCCGAACTTTGACTAACTGCTCACCATTTGGCGATCAATGTGTTTTAAACCTAATTGTCTAAAACTCAAAACAGGTTAAGAATGAGTGCCTTTCTTTATCCTTGTAAGGCTCAAGCCCTCTTGTGTTGCGACCACTGCGAGGAATATAATGCTCCCCTGCGACCATAATTTAATCGAGGAAAGCTCTATGAAAAGAGAGGAGAAAGGTCACGTTCCACCGAGACCAACGCCACCGCCCAAACCAAAGTAAGGATCTAAAAATGAACGGTAAAACAAGAGAAGATTTAGTCTTTGAACTTTATTACAGCTATAATTTAGAGAACATCTATTATCATTTTAATGCTCGCCTAAATAACCTGTTAGTTACTATCCAATTACTACTCTCATCTGCCATTATTGGCGATCTAAGTCGCTACTTCCCAAATACGAATTTTAATATCCTTGTTGGGATTGTTTTGGCGATATTGAGTATTGTTTCTCTTGTTTATCGTTTCGGCGAAAAAGCCGCTTTGTCACAAGTCGCAAAAGGTCAATATCAAGCGTTAATTAAACGTTATCCAAAAATGAATGACGATGAACTTAATAACGCCTTAACCGAGACCGATGCTATTGATAATCATATCATCGGAGTATTTTGCGACATTTCTCATAAACGCTCAGCTATTCAGCTGAACCGAGAAGATGACACCAAACTAAATTGTTATCAGTCAGCTATCGCATGGTTTTGCGGTGAAAGTTTTAATTAAGGATTTGTTATGAGCGATGATTATTCATATAACCCCAAAAAACCAACTCCACCACCTACTAAAAAATAGGTTTTTATACCCACATAATAGTGGGTATTTTTTTACCCATTATTAACCTGTTTCAAATTTTTAAAGAGCGACTCAAAGTGTTTTGCTTTGATGTGGTCTATAATACTAAAACTAATATTAATAGTAAATAGTAAAACTAATATATTTTAATAAATTTGAATATAGAAGGAGACAAAAAGATGAAAAAAATGTTGTTAATGATGTCATTACTGATGTTATTTGTTCTCAGCTGCGGTACAAAAAATGAAGCAAAAGGAGCAAATGCAAATGGAGATGTAATTAAGATAGGGGTTATAGGACCGCTTACAGGGGAGGTAGCCCAATATGGAATAGCCGCTATTGACGGATTTAAACTCAAAGTCGATGAAATCAATGCTGCCGGAGGAATAAACGGCAAAAAAATAGAACTTATCATTCAGGACAGTAAAGGAGATGCGCAGGAAGCAGTAAATATATTCAAAAAAATGGTTTCCCAAGATAAAGTAAATCTTGTAGTCGGAGAAATTATCTCATCTGCTTCACTTGCAGTTTCGGACTTGGCACAAAGTGCTAAAGTACCTATGATTACACCTACAGGTACTAACTTTGATATTACTAAAGGCAAAGATTATGTATTCAGAACTACATTTACTGACCCTTATCAGGGAGTTGTCATTGCCAAATATGCAAAAACAAAAGGAATAAAATCCGTTGCAATGCTTTCCAATACTTCAAGTGACTATGCTGTAGGATTGGCAGCAGCATTCAAAGAACAGGCTGCAAAAGAAGGTATAACAGTTATCGAAGAAAAATATACTAAAGATGATAAAGATTTCAAATCTATCCTCACAAAAATAAAAGCTCAAAACCCTGAAGCTATATTTATTCCTGATTATTATAATGTAATCGGTTTAATTCTTACTCAGGCTAATGAACTTGGATTGAAAACTCAATACTTGGGAGGAGACGGCTGGGACGGAATTCAGGAAAATTTTGCCGCTGCTGCTGAAGGTGCTGTTTTTGCAAGTCAGTATGCTCCTGATGATTCTTCCGATCTCGTACGTAATTTTATATCTGCATTTAAAACTAAATACAATAGAGAGCCTATCGTCTTTTCAGCTTTAGGATATGATACAGGTACAATACTTGAAGAAGCATTAAAAACCTCAAAAGACTTGTCTCCTGCTTCAATAAGAGATGCTATTGCTGCAACAAATGCTTCCAACCTTATAACAGGAGCATTAAAATTTGATGCTGAAAGAAATCCTGAAAAAAAAGTTACATTCATAGAGGTTAAAGGCGGAAAATTAGTATTAAAAGAAAAACTTTAGTATCACACTATAAATATCAGTCAGTATTTAAAAACACAGCTTGTAAAGAAGATAGTAATACTATCTTCTTTGCATTTTACTATTATTTATATAACAAGGAGTTCAAATGTTTAAAAATTTTATAGAACAGACAATTAACGGACTGCAAACCGGAAGTATTTATGCTCTGATAGCTTTAGGATATACAATGGTTTACGGTATCGTTAAGCTTATTAACTTTGCCCATGGAGATATATTAATGGTTGGAGCTTATGCAGTATTGGTGGCTATCTCAAACGGTATGCCTTTTTCAATTGCTCTCATACTATCAATTATTTTCTGTTCGATTTTAGGTGTTGTGATAGATTACTTTGCATACAGACCTATAAGAAATGCTCCCAGAATATCAGCTTTGATAACTGCCATAGGAGTCAGCTTTCTTCTTGAGAGTCTTGCACTTATAATATTTGGAGCTACTCCCAAAATTATTGATACTAATTTAATTCCTGTATTTTTATCACCTAAAATAAAAATAAATTTGGGCTTTGTAAATGTAAGTATGCTTACCATATTTGTAATCGTCATTACTATGATTTGTATGTTTATACTTAATTTATTCATCAGAAAGACTAAATTGGGAAAAGCTACAAGAGCGGTTTCCCAAGACACAGGTGCTGCAAAACTTATGGGAATAAATGTAAACCTTACTATTGCGATTACTTTTGCTATCGGTTCAGGATTGGGAGCTTTGGGAGGAGTACTTTATGCTATTATGTATCCTACTATTGAACCATATATGGGAATGTTGCCGGGTTTAAAGGCTTTCATCGCCGCAGTATTTGGAGGAATTGGAAGTATTCCAGGAGCAATGGTCGGAGGTTATGTATTGGGCATTATCGAATCCTATACAAAAGGATATATTTCCTCTACATGGGCTAATCCTATCGTTTTCGGTGTATTAATTCTGATATTGATATTCAAGCCGAACGGATTATTCGGTAAAAATATGAAAGAGAAAGTTTAATTTAGGAGGAAAAAATGCAAGATACTAAACAAATCACTGAAAATGAAAACAGATGGAAAGATTTAAATTATTTCAATAAACTCAATGTTAGAAATTATTCCCTGACATTTATATTTTTGATAGCCTTGTATTTCGTACTGTATTTCAGTTTTGACAGTAGCGACCCTTTCAATTATACAGGTGGAATATATATAAGCGTACTTATTTCAATTATTTTTTCTGTCAGTCTTAATATTGCAGTCGGTCTTATGGGACAGTTAAGTCTGGGACATGCAGGATTTATTGCGATAGGAGGATATACAGGAGCTATTGTTTCCAAAGCATTAAGCACGTACAGTCTTCCTTCTGTTCTACAGCTGCTCATTGCCACAGCTGCCGGGGGTATTTTAGCAGGAATATTTGGATTTTTAGTAGGCGGAAGCACACTAAGGCTAAGAGGGGATTATTTAGCAATTATTACTTTAGCTTTCGGAGAAATTATTAAATATGTTATTCAGAACATGGACTTTTTAGGAGGAGCAACAGGACTTAAAAGCATTCCTTCCATTAATACTTTTTCCAATGTTTATTTTATAACGGTTATTTCAGTAGTAATTATGACAATGATTATGACTTCGAGAAAAGGACGACAAGTCCTTTCAATCAGGGAAAATGAAATAGCTGCTGAAAATATAGGTATCAATATAAACAAGGTTAAGCTATACGGATTTACACTGTCCGCATTTTTTGCAGGCGTAGGAGGTTCATTATTTGCACACAATATAGGTACACTTACTCCTGATAAGTTTGGATTTATATTTTCAATAGAAATATTGGTTATGGTCGTGTTTGGAGGCTTGGGAAGTATTACAGGAGCAGTCCTGTCGGCAATCCTGCTTACTCTTTTAAATGAGCAGCTGAGACAGGTTTCTCAATACAGATATTTAGTTTATGCTATAATACTTATAGTACTTATGATTTTCAGACCTGACGGCGTATTTGGAAAAAAAGAGCTTACTATACCGAGATTTATAAATAAATATAAGAA